TAGGTTCAAGCAGTATCTGAACGGTGGTCGGTTTCACGGTTCGTATGGCGCTCGAATCGGCAAGCAGATGCTCGCCGCTACAAGACGACTTACGAATGACCCCGATACACGGCAGGCGATCGTCACACTCTGGGAACCGAGCATCGACACGTTTGACGGTATGAAGGACTACCCGTGTACGATCGGATTCAACTTTGCGGTCGGTGAACACGGCACACTCGAGATGAACGTGATCATGCGATCGAACGACGTGTGGCGAGGATTCGCGTACGATGTGTTCCAGTTCACTCAACTGCAGCATACACTCGCACGTGTACTTGGTCGCTGGCCTGGAACTTATCGTCACACCACGTGGTCGATGCACATGTATGAGTCTGATATTCCACTCGCTGCTAACCTCACAACAAACTTAACCCTCTACCGCGACACGTGGCAGCCGGTTGGGTTCGGTCTACCGAAGGTGAACTCATTCAATCAAGCCATGGTACGTGCGCCAATGATCATGCGAAATGAAGAACCCGACGATATGACCGAAAGTGAGATGTGGTACCGTGACAAGCTCCATCCCGCGGCAGACCTGGGATGAGACATGGTTGAGCGTCGCGCAAGTCATTGCGCGACGCTCGCTGTGTGTTCGGGATCAGGTAGGTGCCGTCATCGTCAGTCAGAGCAACCGGATCATCGCCACTGGATACAACGGACCACCCGCGACGTTCGGTGCGAATGGACCGTGTACGAACTGGTGCACGAGATCCACCATACAAGAAAAGATCGTCGGATGGAAGGCGACGAGAGCGTTTCCACCCGGTTCAGAGATTACGAAAGATACCGACGGTCTAACGTGGCTCGTCAGTGGATTCCACAAACGAGAGTTCACAGATGATCTTAAAATTGCAATGGGTATGGAGCCAATCTACGAGGAACTCGCTGTCGACTACTCAGACTGCCCGTCACTGCACGCAGAAGCCAACGCACTCTCAGTATGTGAGCGTATCGTCCGGGAGGGTGGTACGATCTACGTCACCAGCGCGATCTGCTTCGGTTGTGCGAAACTCATTGCGAACTCAGGTTTGTGGCGTGTCGTCGTAGCCGACGGTACAGGACCAGTTGAACTCACTAAGATGCATCGTAACGCAGAACAATCGTATGCGTTTCTTCGCAACTGCGAGATTAAGGTTGACTTTAAATGAATGACATCATGGAGTGGTCATGGGTTCCATCTGGACTTCTCGAAGATGTAAAGGAAGCTTTTAACACAGCGATCGCAACTCACCAAGTACGTGACGCATCATTCTGGGGTGGTGATCGTTCAGAATATGCTAAGTCAATGAAAACTGATGTAAAACTCGTTAAGTTAAGCGTCAGTAGCAACAGCGGTGATTGGGAACCAGGCAAGGAAACCGGTTCTGAACTTGATCTACTCATTCTCGTTAAGTGGCGTAACATGAGTGATCTCTACGCTACGATTCACGCAATGAATGATTACACAGGATGGGGATGTCACGGCGACATGGCGCGCATTCGCATCGGTAAGTATGAAGATGTTGTTAGGTTCGGTTTAAGCGATGAAGACCGTCGACGGCTTAATGTTGAGCTATCGTGAGTCTTTTCTGCTCATGCTTGAAGTATGTCTTCTGGTACGAGAATGACGATGGCATTAGGATATGTGAATGTGGTCATCCACAGGGTGATCATGTTGAAGATCGATCAATGTGCATTGGTGATGTGGAGATTAAATGAGTCTCGATAATGTCGAGCTGCATCTCGTCGACTCGGTAAACGACGCCTTCGCACTCATGCGATGGCTCTCCACTCGCACGGGTGAGGGTCGTGACTTCATATCGTTCGACACAGAGACGACTGGCTTAACACGGCGAGACACACTGAGAACCGCGCAGGTTGGGGACGCGGACGTCGGATGGACGATCCCATGGCACATGTGGGGAGGTGTGTTCGCCGAGGTTGTCAATAAGTATGAGGGCAACTTCGTCGCGCACAACGCGCCGTTTGACGTCCGATTTCTCAAGGATGCCGGTGTCAAGATACCGACACATCGCATCCACGACACACGACCCATGGCACACATCCTTGAGCCGACCTACTCCACAGCACTAAAGAACCTCTGCGCACGATTTGTCGATCCACGAGCGGCCGGTATGCAGTCAGCTCTCGACAACGCGATCGGTTCGCGTGGTGGATGGTCATGGGCAACGGTGCCCATCACATTCGAACCATACTGGACGTATGCCGCACTCGATCCGGTGTTGACGACGCGACTCTACGAGCAGTTCTATCCACGCATCAAAGCCGACGGAACACAGGATGCGTATGATCTCGAGCTTGCGACTCTCTGGGTGATCGATCGCATGGAAGAGTATGGCGCTCACGTCAACCGTGAGTATGCGCGTGAGAAGATGATTGAATTCGAAGAGTACTGCGACAAGGTGGCGAAGTGGTGCAAAGATACATATCAGATAAGTCCCGGCTCAAATCAAGCGGTTATTCAGTGTCTCCAAGCGGAAGGATTCGACTTCAGCAAGCGCACGAAGTCAGGCGCACCCGCACTGGACAAGGAAGTTCTCTCATCCATCGATCACCCGCTCGCTCAAAGCGTTCTACTTCGTCGTCAGCTGCAGAAGCTAGCGTCCACGTATCTCTCGCACTTCGTTGGTGAGGCTGATGAGGACGACCTGCTTCATCCGTCGATCAACACACTCGGCGCTCGTACGTCTCGGATGTCGATGTCAGGTCCTAATCTCCAGAATCTACCACGATCAAGCGAGAGTAATGCGGCCGCAGAAGTCGTACGTAACTGCTTCACTACTCGCTATCATGACGGTCTCATGGTATTTTGTGACTTTGACCAGATCGAGATGCGCGGACTCGCTCACCTCTGCAACGATCAAGGGATGAAGGATGCGTTCCTCTCCGACGGTGACTTCTTTGTTAATCTCGCTCGCCAAGTCTTCCGCGATGAAACGATCATCAAGTCGGATCCTCGTCGCCAGATCACTAAGAACGTGGGTTACGGTAAGATCTACGGAGCTGGGATCCGCAAGCTGGCGATCACGGCAGGCGTCACTGAGGAACAAGCGGCGGCTGCCATGCACGCGTTTGATCAATCTTTCCCGCTGGTCCGCCAGTTTCAAAATCTCATCCAGCGCACCGCGCTTGAGCGTAAGGCGTCCGAGGGAGTGGGATACGTTCGTTCGCCACTCACACGACGTCGTCACCCTTCAGATGACGGTAAGGAATACGCACTCGTAAACTACCTCATCCAGGGTATGGCAGCGGAGATCTTCAAGATGAAGATTCTCCAGTGTGACGCTGCCGGTCTCGGTGAGTTCATGGTGGTACCAGTTCACGATGAGATCGCGCTCGACGTCCCGGGCGAACATATCCATGAAGTCGCGCACACACTTAAGAAGGTGATGAACGATGACCGACTCCTCACCGTCCCAGTCACCGCGAGCGTCTCCGTCGGGAAGAGGTGGGGCAGTAAGACAGAGTACGATAAGTTCATTAGCTAACATAACAATCGCGGCTGTTGATCCCGGCGCGATGTGTGGTGTGGCGATCTTCCAGTGGCGAGGAACATATCAATACTTCATGTCCATCGAGCTGTCACCCATCGTGGCGGCAACGTACGTTCGTCGATACCTTGAAGAAATGAGTGGATGGATCGTTGTGGTGGAGCGGTTCACTCCCGATCGTCGCACGATGTCCTTTCAACCAGACGCACTAGAGGCGATCGGTATGATGCGATACATCACCGAGACCAGTAATCGTTTGAATCACAGGTTCGTGCTACAGGGACGAGCTGAGGCTATGAAGATGGCCGGCGTAAGCGATCTGAAAAAGCTACATTGGCATAAGCTAACGAGAGATGGTCACGCGAACGCAGCCGCACGTCACGTGTTACTTGCGCTGCTGACTCACTACCCACGTGACTACGCAAACCTCATGGATGAGCTACAATCGCTCTAGCCATACAGGCCCAAAAGTTCATAGACAAGGACGAATGATGACACAAAATGAACTACGTAACCGGCTCCGACAGGTCGTACTGATCGAGAATGACGACGAACGTCGGGAGGCTGTGATCAAACTCTACGAAGACGTACTCTCCGCGATCGCGGACGGCGTGTTGCGTCATCGACAACTCGCACGTGACGTTCTGACACTTCGCGGCATGAACACCACGACGTCTCGAACGATCTTCTAATGCCACACGCCGACATCGTCGATGACGTCATCGGCGTGCAGACACACTGGAATGACAAGGAGCTCATTAAGGCGATCCCAGGTTCGCGTTGGGACGCCACTGCCAGCTACTGGACGATACCACTTACGTGGGCTGCCTGTGTCCAATTGCGCGGGATGTTTGGTGATAAGCTAACCGTTGGTGAGGCACTCAGAGGTTGGTCATGGGAGGAATACTCCCAGCGAGTGAAGTTGGCAATGGAGCTTCGCGGATTGATCGAGTCACCGGTTGGGAACGTCAACCTCTACCCATTCCAGCGCGCCGGTGTGAACTTTCTACTTCACGCTGAGTCCGCACTTCTCGGTGATGAAATGGGTACCGGGAAGACCATCCAGTTGCTTGACTTCATCGATCGCACAAGTCCCGAGTCACTACCCGCACTCGTGATCTGCCCCAACTCCGTGAAGGTCAACTGGGCAAAGGAGGCGGCGACGTGGACATCGAAGGCGACGCCCTACGTTCTCACGGGAACGACGCTCAACCGAACCAAGATCCTCCAAGCGGCGGTGAAGGACTCAACTTCGTTAGTGATTACGAACTACGAGTCGTTGATGCGTCTCTCCCGTTTGTCCGGTTTTGGTTCGATGAGACTGGCGCGCTGTGTTGCCTGCGACCCAAGGACATCTACACCCGACTGTACCGCGGCGAGATGTGAGGTTCACCCACGTGTCCTCAACACCATACCGTTCAGGGTCGTCATCATCGATGAGGCGCACCGTATCAAGGATCCGAAGGCGAAGCAGACTCGTGCCGTTTGGGCTCTTACCTCGGCTGAGTCTGTCTCTCATGTTTTCGGTGCCACCGGCACGCCTCTTGCGAATGACCCGAGCGACCTTTGGTCAATCATGCGTGCCATCGCACCGCAAGAGTATCCGACGAAGAGTAAGTTCGTAGATCGCTACGCACTTCAGGCATGGAACTCGTTTGGTGGACTCGACGTCGTTGGGCTAAACCCGCACACCCGTGACGAGTTCTTCAAGATCTTCGATCCACGTTTTCGTCGTATGCCGAAAGATCTCGTACTTACGCAACTTCCACAGAAGATAAGATCCACTCGACTCGTAGAAATGTCTCCTAAGCAAAAGAAGGCATATGATGATCTCTCCAAGTCGCTCATCACTCGTCTCGATAATGGTGAACTTCTGGTTGCGGCAAACAATCTCTCAGCACAGATCCGACTGCTGCAGCTATCATCTTCGTACTGCAAGATCGATGTCGGACCCGATCCTAACGATATCTCCACCTGGACCGTGGAACTCACTGAGCCGTCACCTAAGGTCGACGAACTCATCGCTATCTTGGATGAGTTAGGTGATAAGCCAGTGGCGGTTGCCGCGGAGCATCGTAAGTTGATCGAACTCGCGGCACGTCGGCTCGATAAAGAAAAAATCAAATATGGACTCATCACGGGTGCCGTTGATGAGTACGAACGTGATCGCGCACTTAACGCTTTTCAAGCTGGCGACCTTCGTTGCCTACTCTTCACACTGAAGGCCGGAGGAGTTGGTTTAACGATGACCGCAGCGGATACTCTGATTCGACTGCAGCGCTCGTGGTCAATGATCGATAACCTTCAGGGAGAGGATCGCGTTCATCGCATTGGCTCCGAGATCCATAACTCAGTTCACATCATCGACATCGTCACAGATGGAACTGTGGAACTTCTTCAGATCGCTCGACTTACTGAGAAACTCGAGCGACTGGAGGAAATTACGCGTGATAGATTCACGCTAAGTCAGGCAAGTCAAGATATCTCACATCTCGATCAGGAGGCAGAGCGGATTCGTAGCTCGTTCCTGGGGGCACCGGTATGACAGGAGACGGTCATGACACTCCAACGACTGAACGACTTCAAGCCACGGGGTTATCGGGCTCGACACCGTCGACCCTCGTGGATCCGTTTGCTCATTACGCGGATCGATCAGCACAGATATCTTTAAGATCCAACGCAAGACTTGTCTCTAATTCAGAGATTCAAACGTTCAAGCGCTGCAGACGTAAGTGGTGGTTAGCGTGGTTCCGTGGCTTGCGAGCTAAGAATGATCGCGGTACGGGACCACGCGCCATCGGCGACCGCGTTCACCGTGCGTTGTCATACTGGTATCGACCGTCCACTGTGGACGGTGGTCGCATCGACCCACTTACCGCACTTAATCTTCTCATCGAAGATGATCTCAAGCAACTCATGAGTTCAGATCTCTATAAATCACTCGAACCACCCAACCAATCACAGCTCCTCAAAGACTGGAAGAAGGATGCCGACCTCGAGCGAGCCATGATGGAGGGCTACATCCAGTGGCTGGAGGAAACGGGTGTCGACTCAGATCTGGATATCATCGATTCAGAGCAGTATCTTGACGCACGTCTACTCGTGCCCAATGAGGACCCATCATATCCCGTCTACGTTATCGCCAAACTCGACGCTCGTGTTCGTCGAGTCAGTGACGGGGTGCGTCTGTTCATCGACCACAAGACGGTTGCCGCGTTCGCACCTAAGGTAGCTGCGTCCGCTGCGAATGAGCAGTTTCTGCTGTATCACCTCATCGAGTATCTCAACTCGGTGAAGGAGCGTTGTGACGGCGCGTTACTTAACATGATTCGCCGTGTGAAGCGTACTGCCGCTGCGAAGCCACCGTTCTTCCAGCGACACGTCATCTGGCACAATGCTCACCAACTCGCATCACTGCGTCATCGACTCATCGGTACGATCGGCGACATCCTGAACACCGAGCGACAACTTCGTAACCCACCAGGCGGTGCGTATAAGATCACTCCATATCGCGTCGCATACCCGACACCCACCGAGGCGTGTGCGTGGGACTGCGACTTTGCAGCCATCTGCCCACTGTTCGATGATGGGTCACGGGTAGAGGATATGATAAACCAGTACTTCGTGAAGGGAGATCCACTGAGTTACTATCTCGTAGATCGTTCACTAACGACGAAGGATGAGTGATGAATATGACGACACGCGAGACACTATCGCTTCTCATTCACGCGGCGGCGAAGGTCGGCAAGTCGACACTGTCATCAACCGCACCCAAGCCGATCTGTGTGCTCGACGCGGAGGGTTCCTGGAAGTTCATCAAGGTACGTAAGACTTACTGGGATCCAAAGGATCCACCACCCGAGTATGACGGTAAGTGGGATGCATGCATCGTCACGGTAACACACTGGCAGCAGGTGCAGCAGGTATATCAGTGGCTCACTCAGCGACCACACTCATTCACTACCGTGGTCATTGACTCCATTACCGAGATCCAACGTCGACTTAAGGCCAACCTCAAGGGTACAGAAGCGATGCAGATCCAAGACTGGGGGCAGCTTCTAGTGCAGATGGATGGTACGATTCGAGCGTTTCGCGATCTCACCGAGATGCCGAATACCATCCAGTGTGTTGTCATGATCGCCGAAACTCGTGAGGGCAACGGTAAGTGGCGACCGTATATGCAGGGTCAGATTGGCGTCTCACTACCGTACATGGTCGATATCTGCGGTTACCTGTACGTCGACTCTGTCGCGGATGAGAACGGGCAAAACACAAAGAAGGTGCGGCAGCTGTTCGTTGGCACACATCCACAATTCGAGTCTGGTGAACGTGTTCAGGGAGTACTTGGAGACACGGTGGCCGAGCCGGATATCGAGGCAATGATGAAGAAGATCTACTCAGAAGTGAATATGATGGAGGTTGAGGCGTGACCACTAAGTCGTGGAATGATCTGCTCAAAGACTCGGAGGGACAACTCTCACCCGTACCGGACGGTGAGTATTCCGTGAAGATCGTCGACGCGCGAGATGATCTCGCTTCGACTCAGAAGTTGATGGCACGCATCAAGTTTGAGATCATCGAGGGGCCACATCAGGGTCGCAAGGTTCCTACTCAACTCGTGCTGTCGGATGATAACCCGATGGCGATCGCCATCTTCTTCCGACAGATGGCGGCGATGGGACTCGATGCGAACTACTGGTCCTCACTACCGGCCGGCCGGCAGGGTCTCGCGACTGCATGTGACGCGTTGTTGAATCGAACGTGTCGAATTCAGCTCGGTTCACGAACCTGGCAGGGCGTTGAACGTAACGATGTGAAGGCCATCCTTCCTCCTCTAACCGGTGGTCCGGTGGCACCGGGTACGGTAACTGGGGTAGCGACTCCAGGAGGTCCGGTCGCTCCCGGAGCAGCACCAGCGGCTGCATCTGCGCCGGCTAGCGGACCGCCCGCACCGACCGGCGCACCGCCACTTCCCTTCTAATCTAGTCGTTCAGCGAGTGTGGTAGAGTTGTGGACGAGCTCGTCTGTAGTGGGCTCGTCCACCTTCCATATCGACCTAGGAGTCATCCAGTGAAGGTGCTTATTACGACTACGATTAACGTCCCAACTGTTCTCAAGGGATGGTCCATAGGACTCGACGAAGAAGATCACATCATCGTCATTGGGGACCAGAAGACACCACATCAAGACGTGATCAACGTTCTCCGAGACATCACAGGTACGGACGGTATCAACACGCGGTATATGGCTCCAGATCAGCAGACACACTGGAGTATCTCGGATGTTCTTGGATGGAACACAATTCAACGTCGCAACATCGGTCTTCTCGAGGCACTTAAACTTCGTCCTGATCACATTATTACCATCGATGACGACAACGAACCAATGACCGACGATCAGATCACACGGATGATCAACGTGATGGAGACTCCCGGAGATACCGACATCGTTACCGGGGTTGAGTGGTACAACCCAGGTAGTGCATGTACTCCAAACGTGACGCACCGCGGTTTCCCACTCTCACAACGTCACGCTGACATCGATCCCGACTACGCACAACGCTTTGACGTCGACATCGCGGTGGGAGCTATGTTGTGGGTAGGTGATCCCGACATAGACGCCATCGAGCGAATGGTACTCAACCCCACCGTGAACGATGTTGAGTTTGATACGATCACGCCTCCTGGTGTCTGGGCACCATTCAACTCACAGGCAACCGTGTACCGCTATGATGTCGCGCCGCTAATGTTCATGTTCCCAGGTATCGGACGCTATGATGACATCTGGGCAAGTTATCTCGCACGTCGAGTAATGGATCACTTCAATCTATCGGTGTACTACGGCAACCCAGCCGTGCGACAGACTCGCAATGAACATGATGTTATCGTAGATCTCTCACA